AGCGGGCGGAATCCCGGCTGCGGGAGAAGCTCTTGGAGAAGCGCCGACATAAGAAAGCGATCAAGGAGATCCGGGAGCAGCTGACGGATGAAGAGAACACCTTCATCTGGTTGCGGTATGACCTGGAGAAGACGCACGATGAAGTTATGGAGGCGCTGGAGAGCCGGGGCCAGCCATGCAGCAGGCGGCAATATTTTTACATGAGAAAACGAGTCATCAACAAAATAGCCCGGTATTTAGGGCTTTTGGAGTGATTTTAACTTTGCACTTTTTTTGCACTTTTTTTGCACTCACAAATCGGAAAAAATGATAGATAATATATAATAGAAATTGGCGGCCGCAAGCAGGCGCCCCGCTATTAAAAAGGATTTTTTGATTTGCGGGAGATTTTCACCTTTTAACGAAACGGAACAGCATAATATTAAGAGCCTTACAGTGAAACTGAAACAGGCGAAACGAAACGAGCACCTCAAAAAATAAAGGAGATAGCCGAACAAGCTACTGAGGAGGCTAAAGCCGAGGTAAGAGAATACGTCGCCGGCTGGCGGGCAACGAAAACATTTTATGGCCGGCAAAACACCTCTTTCGGCGGTGAAACTCAATGCCGCAAAGACCAAAAAGACCTTGCTCAAAGCCCGGTTGTCCGAATCTGACAGATGGGCGATATTGCGAGGAACACCAAGAAGAAGCAGAGAAACGAAAAGCGGAGAGCAATAGATTTTATGATAAACATGTTAGAGATAAGCAGGCGGAGGCTTTTTATAAAAGCAAAGCATGGGTGGCAGCTAGACAGCAGGCATTAATAAGAGACAATTATCTATGCCGGGAATGCTTGAAACGAGGGCGAATTACTCGAGCTGATACTGTGCATCATAAAATAGAACTGAAAGAAGATTGGAGCAAGAGACTACAGATAGACAACCTGGTGAGCCTTTGCACGGAGTGCCACAATAGAATGCACTCAAGGGGGTAGGGGGAGGTCAAAAATTTTTAATCGAGGTGCAGAAGACCGGCGACGGGCCTCCGCGCAACATTTTTTCCCGAAATGACGATTTTCCCAGAGGTGATCAAAAATGGCCGGCAGACCACCGAAGCCGGTTGCCCTCATTAAACTCGAAGGAAGGGCCCACCGGACAAAGGCAGAGCTCGAAGCCCGGGAGAAGGCAGAGAAGCAACTTTTGACCGGCCGGAAGATGAAGGCCTGGCCGGAGGTCCGGGAGAACGAGCTGGCCAAGAAGGAGTTCAACCGTGTCAAGAAGCTGCTCGAGATCATTGGCCACAACGACGCCCTGCACGAAGCGGTGATCAACCGCTACTGCCTGCTGACCGCCGAGTGCAAGCAGATTGAAAAGACGATTGAGCAGCTGCGGGGCGAGCTTGTGGAGCTGGCCGAGGCCCGGCAAAATGACGAGATTGATTTCATGGCCTACCTCGAAGAGAAGGGCAACATCCATAACCGCATCATCGCCTGGGATAAGAAGCTCATGGACAAGCGCAAGATGCTGCTCCAAATCGAGAAGGAGAACATCATGACCATTATGGCCGCGCTGCGGTCCATACCGAAGCAGCCGAAAGAAAAGAAAGACAGCCCGATGGCTGAATATCTCCGCAAAAAGAGGGAGGGCAAAAGCGGGTGATGTAAGTGCACGATAAAGAGCGGGCCCTTGACGTCATAGAATTTATTCAAATGCTCCACCATACAGGCGACTTTTACGGGGAGCCTTTTTTATTGCTGGATTGGCAGTACCAGGTCATTTGGGATGTTTACGGGACTGTCAATGAGAGTGGTTATAGGCAGTACCGATACGCTTACCTTGAAATACCGAAAAAGAACGGCAAAACGGAGCTCGTCGCCGGCCTGGCCCTTTATCATCTTTACAATGACCCCCCAAGCGGACAGATTTACTGCGTGGCAGCTGAAAGAGAGCAGGCGGCTCTGGTATATAGGGCCGCCAAGCAGATGATAGAGCAAGACGAGGCCTTGCAGGAGCTTGTCAGGGTAGTAGACAGCAAAAAGGAAATATACAACCGGGAAACCGGCACCTTTATTAAAGTGCTTTCTGCTGAGGCATATTCCAAGCACGGCCTGAACCCAACCGTGGTTATTTTTGATGAGCTCCACGCCCAGCCGAATCGTGAACTCTGGGATGTCATGACCTTCGGCGCCGGCGCAGCCCGAAAAGAACCACTCTGGTGGGTAATTACTACCGCCGGCGATGACCCTGATCGCAAAAGCATCGGCTGGGAAGTCCACGAATACGCCCGGAGAATCATTGACGGCGAAATTGAGGACCCGGCCTGGTATGCAAAAATCTATTGTGCCGATGAAGATGACGACATCTTTAATGAGGCGACTTGGTATAAAGCGAATCCGAGCCTGGGGCACACAATAGACATCGAAACAGTGCGCCAGGAAGCTATTGGCGCCAGAAATGACGAGGCCAAAGAAAAGCTGTTCCGCTGGTTACGATTGAACCAATGGATCGCTTTGAAATCCGTTGGTTGGCTGCCGCTGACACTATGGGACGCCACCGTTGGCGACTGGAACCCCGCCGATCTGATCGGCAAAAGCTGCTATGTTGGTTTGGACCTGTCCAGCACGACCGACCTTACCGGGGAGTGCTTGCTGTTCCCGCCCCAGGAAGGCATTGACGGGTGGCGGGCGATATTTGAGGCATGGATCCCTGAAGAGAGCATGAAAGAGCGTGTCAGGCGGGACAAAGTGCCTTACGACCGGTGGGTGAAGCAAAAATATCTTCACGCCACGCCGGGCAATGTTGTTGATTATGAATTTGTCGAGACAAGAATTCTGGCCCAGAGCCTGCAATACAACATCATTGAGGTTGATACTGACCCGTGGAACAGCCGGATGCTGACGCAGCGGCTTATGAAAAACGGCATTACGGTAGTGGAGATCCCGCAAACAATAGCCAATATGTCCCCGGCGATGAAAGAAATTGAACGCCTGGCAAAAACGGGTCAATTTACGCACGAAGCCAACCCGGTGGCGCGCTGGTGCTGGGGAAATGTGACCGTGGCCGTTGACGGCAATGGCAACATAAAGCCGATGAAAAACAAAAGCATTGAAAAGATTGACTTAATGGTGGCTATGATCAATGCCATGGCCCGGGCAATGCTGAACCAGCCCAAAACTGATGTATCGAAATATGCCAGTGGTGATTTTTTGGACAAACTTTGGAGTTAGAGGGTGCTTAAATGACGCTGTGGCAAAGGTTTTTAAGCTTATTCAGGCCGAAAGCAGAAACGCGTGAAACAATCGGCATAAACGACAGGCGCCTCCTGGAGATACTGGGCATTGAACCCGGTGAACTGAATCTGAAAGGCAAAAACGCACTCAAGGAAGCGTCCGTCTTTGCCTGTATCCGCATCCTAGCCGATGCTGTCGGAAAATTACCGTTAAAAATTTATCAAGACAAAAATGGTAAGCAGTCAGCAGCAGGGCATTATCTAACACCGCTACTTAAAATACGCCCTAATCCCTGGATGAGCTCTAGGGATTTTTTTAAAGCAATGGAAGTGCAGCGGAATGTATATGGAAATGCTTATGCCTGGCTTGATATTAAAACGAGAGGCCCTGATGCAGGAAAAGTATCAGGTATTTACCCTTTGGATAGCACAAAAGTGGAAATATGGGTTGACGATGTTGGCCTACTGCCAGGCAAAGGCAAGATGTGGTACATCTACCGGGATAACAAGGGCAAGGAGTATAAAATCAAGCCGGATGAAATCTTGCATTTCAAGGGCCTCACCTTCGACGGCATTGTTGGCATGACGCCGCTGGAGAAGTTGAAAGACACAATTGAAAACGCCGGTGCGGCCAGCAAGTTCTTAAACAACAGCTTTAAAACCGGGATGCAGACCAAGGGCATCATTCATTACGTTGGCGATCTTAGCCCTGATGCAGAAAAGACCTTCCGGGAGAAGTTTGAGCAGATGTCCAGCGGCTTAAAGAACGCCAACAGAGTGTCTCTGTTGCCTATTGGTTACCAATATCAGCCTTTGAGTTTGAAGCTCACCGATGCGCAGTTCCTGGAGAATACGGAGCTGACTATTCGACAGATCGCCGCGGCCTTTGGCGTGAAAATGCACCAGCTAAATGAGCTCTCCCGGGCAACCCATACCAACGTCGAGCACCAGCAACGGGAATTCTACATTGACACTTTAATGGACATCTTGACTGGTTACGAGCAAGAACTGTCGTATAAGCTGTTCACGGAGCAAGAGCTTGAAGATGGTTACTATATCAAGTTCAACGTCAACGCCATCCTGCGGGCCGATCCGAAAACCAGGTATGAGGGCTACCGGGTTGCGATCCAATCCGGCTTCCTGACGCCAAACGAAGTCCGGGCCCTGGAGGAACTGGAGCCTAAAGAAGGCGGCGACAAGCTCCTGGTTAATGGCAACATGATGCCTATCGAGATGGCCGGCGTGCAATACAAAAAAGGCGGTGGAAATAGTGAATAAGAAGAAGGGCAAGAAATTCTGGAGCTTTAAGGCCCTGGCTGAAAAGACCGGGGAGCTCACCCTTTACGGCGAGATTTCGGATGTCACCTGGTGGGGCGACGAAATAACGCCTAAGCAGTTTAAAGAGGACCTGGACGCCCTGGGCGATATTGATACCTTGAACGTTTATATCAACAGCCCGGGTGGCGATGTCTTTGCCGGGCAGACCATCTACTCCATGCTGAAGAGGCATAAGGCATATAAAAACGTCTATATCGACGGGGTGGCTGCCAGCATAGCTTCCCTGGTGGCGATGGCCGGAGATAAAATTATAATGCCGGCTAACGCCATGATGATGATTCACTCCCCCTGGACTATTGCGTTAGGCAACGCCCAGAATTTCCGCAAGCTGGCTGATGATCTGGACAAGATCCGGGACAGCATGGTGGTGGCCTATGAGAGCCGGTCCGCCTTGACAGCAGAAGAGGTTGTTGAGTTCATGGACGCTGAGACCTGGTTGTCCGCTAAAGATTGTCTGGAGTACGGTTTTGCAGATGAAATTGAGGAAGTCAAGCAAGTCGCGGCCTGCATAAGCGAAAAATATCTTGCCATATATCGCAACATACCGCAAGAACTCATAAAGCCGCCGGAGGGCGAGGGGGTGAAAAGCAGCGAGATTGCGTTAAGGAAAAAGAAGTTGTTGCTGGAGTTGGAGCTGTAAAAACTCTTTTTTATTGCCATCGCCGTTTTCTCATTGGAGCCGCAAGGCTCTTTTTCATTACCAAAAATGAAAGGGAAGTGGTTTAAATGACCAAGGAAATGCGTGCGCTTCTGCAGCAACTAGAGGCTGCAAAGGCAGGAGTAAGAGCCCTGCTCGCCGAGGATAAAGTAACCGAGGCAGAGCAGAAGATGGAAGAAGTCAGGGCCCTGCAGAAGAAAATCGACCTGCAGCGGGAGATCGAGGCCCTGGAGGACTTTGGCGGTGACGACGACGGCCAGCAGCTCGACAACAGCGCCACCGACAAAGATCTGAACGCGGAGTACAAGCGCATCTTCATGAGCGCCCTGCGCCGTCAGCGGATCAGCGCCGACGACCGCAGTATCATTAGAGAGTATTACCGCTCCGTCCGCGGCGAGGTAATGCATGAGGGCACGGATCCCGCAAACCCCGCAGTTGGCGACGTGGGTATTATTGTGCCGCAGGACATCCAGACCCGAATCAACGAGATCCAGCGGCAACTCAACGACCTGTCGGAGTATGTGACCGTCGAAACCGTCAATACCCTGTCTGGCAGCCGGGTGCTGGAGGCCGATAACGTAATGATCCCGTTCCAAGTTGTGAACGAGTACGGCGCGATCCAGGAGATGGACAACCCGCAGTTTGTCCCGATCCAGTATCAGCTGGTCAAGCGGGCCGGGTATCTCCCGCTTACCAGCGAGCTTTTAGCAGACAGCGACCAGAATATCATCCGGTACGTCAGCAACTGGATCGCGAAAAAGCACGTGGTGACCAAAAACATGTTGATTGTCGACATGATTCAGGGCCTGCAGCCCGTCCAGTTGCAGGGCTTTGACGACATCAAGCGCGTTCTCAACGTTGACCTCGACCCGGCCATTAGCCTCAGCTCCGTCATCATCACCAACCAGGATGGCTACCATTGGATGGATATCCAGGTGGACAATGATGGCCGTTACCTGCTGACCGACGACATCACCCAGCCTGGGCGTAAGCTGTTCAAAGGCCGCCCCGTGGTAGTAGTGTCTAACCGCTATCTGCCCACCATCCAGGGACCGCCTAACCTGGCGCCTGTTTTCATCGGCAATGGCAAGCAGTTTGCGGTGCTCTTCACCCGTGGTCTGTATGAACTAGCCTCCACCACCGAGGGCGGCGACGCCTGGCGGCGCGACACCACTGAGCTGCGGACCATCACCCGCGATGACCTTGTGGGATGGGACCTTGCGGCCGGGGTTTACGGCCAGATCCAGATTTAAGGTGGTAGCCCATGCCTAAAGTAAAAGCTCTATATCATTTCCTGGACGTGAAGGCCTGCAGAAACAGGATGCAGGGCAACGTGTTCGAGGCATCGGAAGAGCGGGCCAAGGAGCTGGAAAAGGCCGGCTTGGTTGCCCCCCTGGAACCAAAGCCTAAGGGGGCTGCGAAAGAAGCGCAGCCGGCCGAGAAGCCGAAGGCTCCAAAGCCCAAAAAGAACCCGAAGGAATAAAGGGGCTGTCCCGGAAGGGCGGCCCCTTGCCCTTAAGGGGGTGATTGCATGATTGTAACCCTGGAGGAAACAAGGCAGTATTTACGGATAGATGACAGCGAAAGCGACATGCTTTTAATCTCTCTAATAGCCGCTGCGGAAGAGTATTTGAAAAATGCGACCGGAAACCAATTCGACAGCGCTAACCCTCTGGCTAGGCTGTTTTGCCTAGTGTTAATAACGGATTGGTTTGAAAACCGGGAGCACACCGGGAAGGCCAGCGACAAGGTCAGGCCGATAGTCGATAGCATGTTGGCCCAGCTGCGGCACTGCTACCAGCCGCCGGAGGAGGGGGAATCATGAACCCCGGCGATCTGAGGCACCGCATTGAGATCGGCTACTACGACGATCCCCGGGACGAGTGGGGCGACCCTATCCCTGGAGAAAGACAGTGGAACCTAGTGGCCAAAGCCTGGGCTTCCGTCGAAGGCCTCCGCGGCAATCAATACTTGCAGGCTCAGCAGATGGTGAACCAGTCCGACCACCGCATTGTCATCCGTTACCGGAAAGACATAAAGCAGGGGCTTATCGTCCGCCATGACGGCCGGGAATTCACAATCCAGTCTGTTCTTGATGAAGACGGCCGGCGGCGCCACCTGACACTCCATTGTCGAGAGGTGGTGCCGGGTGAAGGTTAGGATGAAGGTTGAAGGCGGCGACAAAATTGCCCGCAAGCTACAAATGATAGCCGAAGAAACAGCCCGGACGCACATGCGAGAAGCCGCCTTGGCCGGGGCTGAGGTAATACGAGCGGCAGCTGTTGAGAAAGCGCCCGAAGGAAAGACTGGTACCCTGAAGGGCGACATCCACAAGGAAATCAAAAAGCAGACTAAGGCCCGAGTAGAAATTCATATCGGTCCCGGCAAAGACGCCTGGTATGGTCGCCTGGTAGAGGAAGGCCACAAGCTAGTGCGGGTAATCGGCCGAACTCAAAAAGGCAGGAGAACCTATCGTATAAAAAAAGAAATTGGCCAAGTTCCTCCTCACCCGTTCCTGCGGCCGGCATTTGACGAGAAAGTGGATGAGGCGCAGAAAAAGGCAGTGGAAGAACTGCGGAGGAGGCTGAAGCTATGAGCGCGGAACCGAGACAGGCGTTATATGCTCATCTCCTGGCGGATCCGAGCGTGCGGGAAGCGGTTGGTGAGCAGGTCTACCAGAGAAGGGTTGAGAAAAAACGTCTCGATTTGCCCGTAAGAAAACCGTTGATTATTGTCTGGCCGCCGATAAGCAACGTTCCGGTCCGCGATTTAAACGGCGTGATTCATCGTCGCTGCCGGCTGCAGGTGACCTGTATGGCCGACAAGCAGCCCGAAGCGGAAAAGGCGGCCCGGGCGGTTATTGCAGCGGTTGAAGGCTTTACCGGCGTGATGGCCGGGGCCCTGAACGTGGTCCAGGCTACTGTGGACAACGACAGGCAGGTTGATCAAGAAGGGGTGGACGAAATCCACCACCATATTGATATCTTGATTACTTACAAGGAGTGATTTTAATGGAATTCACGGGTAAGGGAACTACTTTTTATCGGGAAGGCACANCCCCCGACACTTTTGAGGAGGTTGCGCAGATCGCGCGCGTTGCCCCGCCCCAGCCGGAGCGTGGGACCATTGAAGTAGAAGAGCTGAACCCGCCGGGCGGCGTTAAAAAGAAGCTGGCGGACCTGATTGATGCCGGCGAGGTAACCTTGATTCTAAACTTTGACCCGACCAACACCGGGCACCTTGACTTGCGCGACGATTTCAAAGCTGGCACGGTGAGGAACTATCGGATTAAACTGCCCATCGGCTACGGATGGACATTCCCCGCGTTTGTTTCTGCTTACCAGCCGCAGGAGATTGCATCCAGCGACGTTGTGCAGGCCGAAGTGAAACTCACACTCGCCGGTGATTATGAAGAAGGCGACATTGAGGATTAGGGGGAGACAAACAAATGCGGCTTAAAATTGTTGCACCTGAAAAGGCGGTGCCCGGGCGACTGGACGGCACCGCTCAAATTTTTCTTGATGGCAGAGAATTGAAGAATGTGGCCAGCATCGAACTCAGCCTCATGGCTAATGAGGTAAACCGTGCCACCATTACTTTTTACCCGACCGAGGTGCGGCTGGAGGGCGAGTTTGACGTGCAAAAGGTAAACGAAGAAGGGGAAGGGGATAGTGAATGAAGCTGCTTACGAGAGACGCGATTTTGCAAGCCCAGGATCTACCGACACAAGACGTTGAGGTGCCCGAGTGGGGCGGCACCGTCAGGGTCCGCGCCCTTACCGGCGCCGAGCGCGACGCCTTTGAGCAATCCATTGTAGAGCAGCGGGGTAAGTCAACCCGTATGAACCTGCAAAATGTCCGGGCAAAGCTGGTTGCCCTGACTGTAGTCGATGAGAACGGAAACCGTATTTTCAGCGATGCGGATGCTAAGCTTCTGGGGCAAAAATCGGCTGCGGCGCTAAACCGTGTTTTTGAGGTCGCTCAAAAGCTGTCCGGCATAACTCCTGAGGATGTGGAGGAGCTGACAAAAAACTCCGACAGCGACCAGAGCGAAGATTCTACTTTAGACTAGCTCTGGCGCTCGGGATGACGGTAAGAGAGCTCCTGGCGAGAACAGACAGCCGGGAGCTCTCTGAATGGATGGCCTATTTCAGTATGGAGCCCTGGGGCACCGAGATTGAGGACTGGCGAGCTGGGATGATCGCCTCGGTGATCGCCAACGCCAACCGGGATGAAAAGAAGCGGCGGAAACCCTTTGAACCAAAGGATTTCATGCCGCAAAGGATTGCTCCCGAGCAGGAAGAGCAGTCCTGGGAAGAGCAGGCGCGGCTTTTGGAAATGTGGTTTAGGACAGCGGGAAAGAAGGGTGGTTAATCCCAGGCTATCCAGCTTTCCCGCGACACTTCATCTGCCACCTTCCAAAGGTTTTCGCCTATAAAGTTGTCCCAATTAATTTTTTCATAAGTAGCCCTGCTCATCACGATCAGGGCAGCATGTTCCCAGGTAATATTCCCGTAATCATCGGAAAAAGGAAGATATAGAGTTAATCGAACCTGGTCAAATTCTGGAGAGGATTTATACAGCTCCTGAAACTTTCTTCCTAGGGACGAACCGACTTCGGCTCCCAGGGAGCCAATGCCAACGGGATAGTAGCGGTATTCGATGATGGTAAGCGGCGGGATAGGCTCCTCATCCGGGACTTCAATTTGCGGGGCATGATTGACGGACACGATACCACCTTTTTCGTCATCTTTGACCTCCCCGCCAAAAACCTTTAAAACAACAGGCTCTGCGCCGGCAGAGTTTTCTTTGTTTTCCGCAGGCGGCTCTGAACATCCTGCGGCAATCGCGAGAAGCAGGCACACAATAACGACTAAAAACTTGCGGAACACTTTAACCCCTCCCTTAGGTTAAGTAATGCAATTATATCAAATAATCACGATTTTTGGAAAGGCGTTGAAACGGCATGGCTACTGTTGGCAGTCTGGCGATAATCCTTACAGCCAGCGCAACTGACTTTGAGCGCACCATGGGCCGGGCGGCCCGGGCGGTCAAGTCAACGGAAAAAGAGTTCATGCAGTCTGCCCGCCGGATGGAGGAGATTGGCCGGCGCTGGTCCTTGGGAGTTACCCTGCCTATCATTGCCGGCCTTACCGCCGTCAACAAGGCTGCCATAGACTGGGAAGATACCTTCGCCGGCGTACGGAAAACCGTGGACGCAACGGAGGAGCAGTTTGCCGAGTTGGACCAGTCGCTGCGGAAAATGACCGAGCGAATCCCTATAACCCATCGCGAGATCGGGCAGATTGCCGAAGCTGCCGGGCAGTTGGGTATTCAGGTTGAAAATATAGAAGATTTTACGGAAACTATGGCCATGCTGGGTACGGCCACAAATATGGCCAGTGATGAAGCAGCCATTGCCCTGGCGCAGATGGACAATATTATGAAATCCGGTCAAAGCTCTTTTGATCGCTATGGCGCGACTGTGGTTCATCTGGGCAATAACCTGGCTACGATGGAGAGCAATATTGTTGAGTTTGGAAAACGTATTGCAGCTGCCGGTAGAATAGCCGGATTGACTGAAGCACAGGTTTTATCAATCGGTGGAGCCTTTGCATCTGCTGGCGTAGAAGCTGAAGCCGGAGGTACCGCCGTCAACAAAGTGTTGGCCGGTATAACCGAGGCCGTGGCCACAAATAACAAAAACCTTAAAGGCTTTGCAACCGTAGCGGGTATGTCTGCTGCTGAATTCGCGACAGCATGGCGAGAGGATGCCGGACTAGCTTTTACGCGTTTTGTTGAAGGGCTTGGCCGCTCTGGTGAACAGGCTTATGGCATACTTCGTGCTCTCGGCTTGAACAATGAGCGGTTAAAGCGCGCATTTTTATCTGTAGCCGATGCCGGGAGACCCTTGGCGGAAATAATGGAGATGGGGAATAAAGCCTGGGAAGAAAATACTGCGCTTATCAATGAGGCCAACGAGCGGTATAAAACAGCAAGAAGCAGGTTGATAATGCTAGGAAACAGGGTAAAGAACGCCGCCATTTCTTTCGGTGAAGCCCTTGCCCCGATGCTGGAGTTGGCTATGGACTATGCAGAAAAGTTGATCGGTGTTCTGCAACGCTTATCCGAATGGTTCGAGAGGCTGCCGGCACCCGTGAGAAGCGCGGCCGGGGCTTTTCTCGTTTTCCTGGCCGCCATTGGGCCGGCATACCTGGTCATGGCATATCTGAATAAAGTAATCGCTGGCGGCCTGGGACTCATCTCCTCTGTCCAGGCTTTTGCGGCCAACGCAGCCTTTGCTTTTACTGCCTGGCGGGGCGGCGCGGCCACTCTCGGCGAGGCCCTCACATATCTGGCCGGCGGGAAAATTAAGCTGGTGATTCTAGCCATCGGTGCGGCCATTGCTGCGGCGATTCTTCTTGCCGCCAACTGGGATAAACTGCGAGCTTTTGCCGTAGCCGCCTGGAACGCCATCAGCGCCGCCGTGCTGTATGCCGGGTCGCTCATAGTGCGCGGCGTGGGACTCATAGTAACGGCCATAGGCTACATTATCCCCGCCGTAAGGGGCGCGGGGCAGGCGTTGACTGGCCTGGCCGAAAGCATGAAGGCTTCTGCCGGTGCGGCCCTGTCGTCTGCCAGGTCCGTGGCCAGTACCGTAACGACTGCGGCACAAGCGGCCAAAACCCAGGAAGATATGGCCAAGTCCGGGGAAAACGCGGCCGGGGCCCAGAATGAGCTCGAAAAGGCGATGAAAAGTGCAGGCAAGGCTGCGAACAAGACGCTGATGCCGTTTGATGAAATCCACACCATGCAGACCGCAATGGCTTCGTCACCTGCCGCAGATTTGGGCGATCTTGGTGTCCCGGCCATTGAGGCGCCCCAGGTTGTGGCCCCTGGCATAGGCGGCATTGGTGACATTGCGGTCGGCGTCAGCGACCAGCTCTCCAAAGCCGCCAAAACCGCAGGCAAAGCCTGGGATACGCTGAAGCAAAAAATGGAGCCTGTAAATAAAGTCATTCAGTGGATTAAAGATAACTGGCCTACCATTGGCCCGATCATAGAAAACATAGCGAGCATTATCATGGTGCTGCTGGTCCCGGCCCTCATTAAGAGCGGCACTCAGGCCATGATCGCCGCCGGAAAGCATGTTCTAGCCTGGACAATGAAAGGCGCTGCAGCGCTGGCCAAAGGGGCGATTATCGTCGGACAACTCATGCTTATAATCGCAAAGTGGGCTTGGCTCGGGATACAGGCTATCGTAAACGCCGGCAAGGTAGTCCTCGCATGGGCCATGCAGGGCTGGGCGGCCGTGGCCCAGGGTGCCGTAATGATCGGCCAATTCGTTTTGATCATAGCCAAGTGGGCCTGGGCCGGAGCGCAAGCCCTGATCCATGCGGCTAAGATGGCCGCGGCCTGGGTCGTTGCGCTGGGCCCTGTAGCCTGGATAACGGCGGCCGTCATTGCCCTGGCGGTGCTTATAATTGCGAAATGGGACTGGATCAAGGAAAAGACCACGGCTATATGGGCGGCGGTCACCAAATGGGTATCGGATAAGTGGGACAGCATCAAAACGAAGGCCACAAATATATTTAACACCGTAAAGAACAGCATCATCAACGCTTTCGACAGCGTAAAAACAAGGATATCCACCATCTGGAGCAACATCTGGGACACCATTAGGAATTTTGTCAACAAGATTATCGACGGCGTCAATACCATGATTCGTGGCATGAATCGCCTTAAATGGGACGTGCCCGATTGGGTGCCGCTTATCGGTGGCAAGAAGTGGGGTATCAGTATCCCGCTGATCCCGAAACTTGCTACTGGAACGAACTACGTTCCCCGGGACATGCTGGCCTACCTGCACCGTGGGGAGGCAGTTATTCCTAAAGAATACAACCCGGCGGCCGTGGCCGGGGCGGGTGGCGGCAACGCCGTTGACAGGCTGGCGAAAACTATAGCCAGGGCGTTGCGGGAAGCGGCAACATCCGGCAGCGAGCAGGAAGGCCCGTTCATTCTCCAGGTTAACATCGGCGGCAACAAGGTTCTGGAGGAAATAATCGACGCCGCCAGGCGTAAAAACGCCAAGGCCGGCCGCACAGTAATCCCGGTGGGGGTGGGATGATATGAGCGAGGTAAGCGTGCCAATCAAATCCGTCACTCCGGCCAACGCTAGCGGCGTGGCCACCGGCTCTCCGGTAACCGACTTGCCCTCACTTGCCAAGTCTGACTGGTCCAAACAGGATTTGTCCGCTGACGGCGCCGGGCGTGTGGAGTCTGGTCGGATGCTCAAGAAGCGGATCGCAAAAGTGGACCGGCTGGATCTTGAGTGGAGCTACATTACCCGTTCCGAAGCGGCCACCGTCCTTCAAGCTTTTGACAGCGAGTATATTCTGGTGGAATATCTCGATGCCAAGCTTGGCGACTGGCGAACCGAACACTTTTACACCGGCGATATGACGGCCACCGGTTGGACCCCGCACCTTGACCGGTGGGAGAGGGTAAGTCTGGCGATCATCAGGGCGACGCCGGATAAAGGGTAGAGAAGGAGCGGCGACATGCAAAATCTAAGCAGTAATCAAAAACAGCATCTCTACGAAGGCGGCCATGTGGGCGTCACGATCACCGGCGAAACGCTGGACGGCGCCCCGATCGCGCTGACCGAGGACGACATTATCGAGGGCTCATTTTCTATCGAGCGCAACTGGACCAGTGGCAGCACCATCGAGATCGGCTGCGCGGAGACCAGCGAACTAGTGTTCGAGCTTGACAACTTTGACGGCCAGTGGAGCGGTCTGCGCTGGGAAGGGGCGCGGCTTACGGTAGTGCTGGACATCGACGGCGAACCGCTGCAGGCCGGGATTTTTACGGTAGATGAGCCGCCGCGCAAGCTCACCACCATGCAGATCCGGGCGCTGGATGACATGGCGCGGTTTAACCGGCCTTACGAGCCGGGAATCCCTTATCCGGCGACCCTAAAGCAGATCCTGATGGACTGTTGCCAGCAGTGTAGCGTGGCGCTCCACACCACCGAATTTGTGAACGATGATTACGTTGTTTCGCAGCGGCCCGAAGGCGACGACATTACTTTTCACCACGTTGTGGCCTGGGTAGCAGAGCTTGCCGGCTGTAATGCCTGGATAGATCACCTGGCGCGGTTGCAGCTGTCTTGGTATGGAGACAACCAGCCGGCTGAACCGCCGCTTGAAATCGGCCCCGATGACAGGTTCAGTTATGAGCTGGCAGAGGCTGATATCGAGATCACCGGCATTATATACCGCACGGATGAAACCGATTATCTTGCCGGCGGCAATAAGTATGCTCTGGTAATCGAAGATAACCCCTTGCTGCAGGAAGACTACGAGACCGTTCTTAACGCGCTCCTGGCAAAGCTGGGCGGGTTCCGATACAGACCTTACCGCTTCGAGACCATCGGCTACCCGCACTTGTGGCCGGGGGATAGAATCACGAAGATCATTGACGCAGAAAATAACGAACACACATCCATCATCACGAACCACCTGTTTAAATTAAACGGCAACTCCACTTTAGAAGCCCGGGGCGAGACTGAAACCGTCCGGGGCTATGCGACCGGTGCGCCGTTTACGCCGAGCCAAAAGCGGGTGCTGCAAGCCGTGGCCAAGATTGAAGCGGCCCGGCAGACGTCAGCCCTGGAGCAGGCTGTGCTCCGGCTTAATGAGCTTATGGTAAACTCCCTTGGCTTTTATACGACGACCGTCGAGCTGGAGACCGGCGCAAAAATAATATATACACATGACAAACCAAACCTCGAAGAAAGCCAGGTAATATGGACGATGACTGAGCAAGGCTTCGCCTGGACAGACCAGGGCTGGCAGGGAGGGCAGCCAACGTGGCAGTATGGCGTCCAGGCGGACGGGAGCGTGATTGTGAAGCTGTTGGACGCGGTGGGCGTGCGGGCTGAGTGGGTGCATATTGGTGCGGGCACCACCTTTGACTACGGCTACGACCCCAGCACCAAGGAAACTCCCGCTGGAGCACAGGATAAAGCTGATGCAGCCAAAAACGAGGCTATACGATACGCTGATGAAAATACCGTCCACAAGGTTGAGATTTTCTCAACAGGGGGTCTGGTGTTCAAGAACGGCCAAATATCTACGACCCTGATTGCCCGGGCTTATAAAGGCAAAGAAGATATAACCGATCAGATAGACGCAAATTATTTCCGGTGGACACGGATCAGCGACGATCTGGCCGCCGATGAAATATGGAACGCCCAGCATTACGGCGGGGCAAAGCAGATTACTATAACCCAAGATGATGTTAACGTGCGTGCGACGTTTAACTGCACGATATTAAATTA